GTGTACGCTCCTTAAACTTTTTAAATCCATAGACAGATGCACTCTTAACATCCACAGTCACTCCATCAATTCTACAATCCTTATGCCCTACCACACCATCAATCACAACTTCTTTTTGTTGCTCTGTTACCTCATGGCCAGAAGCATAACATAAAAATAGAACAAGCTCTTCCAACACATGACCATATAGAAATCTAATCTGATCATAGGGCTGCATCTCATCCACTCTCGGCACTTCTTTTAGATCATACCAAAGCTGACGTAGGGGTTTACCAATGTTAGATATTCTTAGATATGGTTTTCTATTTGTTCTATCTTCTTTAATAGAATTAATTAAATGACCGGCTATATTTTTACCGGCCTCTTCTGCAAACTTCTCCAACTCTTCGTCGGTTCTAGGAGAATCATTGCCGTCTTGTAAGACTTCATAAACATCTTGAATAAGTGAAGAAAGTTTTTTCATTATAAAATAGAGGGGAGAAGAACTTGGAAGTTATAGTCTCCTCCCCTCACTCCTCTAGTTATGCAGGGAACGGTACATCATCGGAGGCAGGTGCAACATAACCTCCTTTAATAGAATCGAAAGAAGAACTTTGAGGTGAGTACTCAACCAAGTCAACAACTTGGATGGCACATAGATCACCACCTCGACCCTTTCGATTTCCCCACGACCAATCGTAGGGACGGAATTTAACTGTGACCAACGAACCATTCCCAATGTAGGTATCATTCATGGGTGTATTTTGGGAATCAACAACTGTCGGACGTTGGTTCATGCTTCCATCCTTTCGACGGACCTTTCGCTTTAACTTAATAAAGTCTCCTTTTTCATCGCCAACATTCTTAATCTCAAGACCACTCTCTTCAAAGACTGCTTTAGCAGTATCATCCAATTGTGATAGGGTACACTCCCAAACACCGTCTTCTTCAAACTTTGTGTTCGGAGCGACGATTGATGTCCAGTAAGCAACTCCAGTAGCATATTTATAATCTTCAGTCATAATTTAATTTCTCCTTAATGTAATGTTAATTTAAGCTACCGCTTCTTCAACAAGACGATAGCGAGTGTATTTAGAACCATCTTCAGCCTTAGCTTTTATTGTCTCAATATCATGACCCAAGTCACGAAGGTCAGAGATAGTAGCAGTCAGGTTTTCACATAACCCCAACTGAATTGCAGTCTTACGAGTTACTCGCATACGCTTCTTCAGTGCGGCTAGTGTTTTCTTCTGACAATTTTTCATAAATTTTACTCCTTGAAGTGTTTTAAGAATTGTACTTTACAGTATGTGTTACATGTTGTCAACACATTAATGTGTCTCTGCCCAATTTTTTCCAATTTTATATTCAGAATCTAATGGGCATCGAAAAGAATATATTTCTTCTACCTCCTTCATTGCAGTTTTAGTAATCAATCCAAACTCCTCACAGTCCTTATTGTGTACCTCAAACTGGTATTCATCGTGGATACTAGCAACAAGTCTTACATCCAATCCTTTCTTTGTGTACGCCTCATGCATCTGCACCAGCCACTGTTTACATATAACAGCACCAGCCCCTTGAATCAAGGTGTTTAATGCAGCATGAGGAGATCGAACCTGTAAAGTCCTACCATCAAGTCCCGGTATGACCCCATTCCTTTCGACTGTTTTATTTAGATTATTTTTAAGAGCAGAGAACTTAGGCATGTTGCTCATAAATTTAGATATTAATGCCTCTCCTTCTCTCGCAGTACCGCCTACGATCTTACCAATCTTGGCAGCACCTGCACCATACATCAGTGCATAAATAAATGTCTTGGCTTGGTCACGGTCTGTAAGGCCAGCCATCTTCATGTTAGCTGTATGAACATCACCTTCTAAAATTTCTTGTGTAAATTTAGGATCGTCCATCATGTGTGCTAATCCTCTTAACTCAAGGCCAGAGGCATCAGTTCCCACTAAAGAATAGTTGGTAGCATCTTCCACACTCCACATTGATCTACACTCTGTTCCCATAGGAGAGTATACGGCAGGAACCTGTGCCATGTTTGGGGAGGTGTGAGCCATACGACCTGTAACAGTTTTTAAGGTTAGAACTCTACCGTGAACCCTGCTACTACTATCTGCAGCTTCTACCCAAGATTTTACCTGTGCATATCGTTTACCTAATAATAGATATTCAGATATCTTTTTTGCTTCAGGTAAATCAATTGTCTCAAGGACTGCCTCATCTACAATGACATTCCCCTTATCAGTTTTCTTTTCTGGCTTCCACCCTAAACCCATTAATCTTTCTGCTATTTGTTTTCTAGAAGCAGGATTAAAGGGAGTAACAATATCATCCAATGGTTTTCCTGATCTCTTATGTGTTCTACCAGAGACAACATGAGGAGGGAATATTTGTTGTAGTTCTCCTTCTATATTATCCATCTTATCCTGAACACAGGATATAAATGTGGTTGCTTTAGGTAAGTCTAAGTAGAATCCATTATCTTCTTGTTGTTGAATAATACTTTTAATTTTATGTTCTAAAGCAATTGATCTAGAAGAAAAAACATTTTGTTGTTTCTTAAAATATTTATATAAAGAATAGGTAACATTAACATCTTGTTTACAATAGTCGAGCATCTCTTCAGAGAAGTGATCGAAGCTATCTACTTCTCCTTTAGGAATACCCAATCGTTCACCCCAAGACTTTAGGCTATGTCCTTTCTCAATTATAGGATTGTAGAGTTGAGACAGGATCATAGTGTCTAAAATCCTGTCTGATTGTATGTCGGTTCCCGTAAGTTTATTTAATACTGGTGCATCAAAAGATATACCATTGTGCATTATAAACTTAGACACTCTACGGGCAAAGTTAGGAAACTTAACATAGCATTCTTCTTCAACAAACGTATAAGGTATATTTTTATCTATGTCATAAGCCACAATACAGTGTATCTTTGTGGCATCAATAGCATCGGTTTCTATGTCAAGAACTACGCTCATAACCGAATACAACTCCTATTTAAGTTTGATCATTGCCGCCCTATTGATAGGGATAATAAAGAAAAACTCTCCTTTGCTAACATATCTATTCGGTATTTCTTTTAAGGGACATGAAGCTACCACATCCCCTCTTATTTGCCAAGCCTTAGTATACTCTTTATTAAAAATAAAGAAGTTTAAAGAGGCATTTTTACTTTTTGCTAACGCAATCAGTCGGCTCTTTCTTTCAGGAATGCGAACATCTTCCCAAGTAACAGGCCAATCTCCAGACCACACCAGCTTAGTCTCTACCTCTGTGTAGTGAAGCACACCATTCTTTTCAGAGATAATATCAGGACCATAGGTTTCTTTTTTATCTAAGATAGAATGATCTTGAGATTTTAAATAGGATACTCCTGCTCGAATAGCCTTGGTGTTTGTTTTGTTGTATAAATTTCTATCAAATTTCTTTCTTACTGTGGCTGCGCTAGCAATAGGCTTTATCCTATCGGTCAAAATGATTCTCCTTCTTCGTCCTCTTTAACTTCAAAGGGATTAGATATTTCAGACATGCGTCCCGAATCTTTATCATAAAAGAGATATGTAGTCGGTCCAACCTCACCACTATACCTGTTCTTCAGGATTCTGACAAGGGTTGTATTTGCTAATGTATCATCTGTCTCTTGTTGGTTTCTCTCCAAGGCATACACCATGTCTGATAGTTGAGCAATACTATGACTGCCCCTAAGATGGGCGAGACTAACCTCTCCACCTTCCTCATGAGACTTTGAAGAGTTTGCTCGACGTAGGTGTGATACAAGATTTAAAGAGATGCCTGTCTCCTCAACCAAGCTTCTTAGCTTAGTCATCAAAACATCAATACCTCGACGCTCATCTCCTTCCTCCTGACCCGATACAAGAATGGACAGGTGATCTAGAAAAACCCATTTACAGTCTAAAGCTTTAGCCATATACCTGATTCGAGAGAGTATCTCGTCATTAGATATAGAACCAAAATGATCAAAAGCAAAAAGTCGTCCCGTACCAATGGTCTTCTCCTCCCAACGCTTGAGTTGTTCTTTGGTAAATTGATCCCGCACTTCTTTAATATATAATCTTTGGTTTGCTTCAACTGCCATAATATTAAAGGCAGTCTTCTTGGTGTTCTCTTCAAGGGCAAGAATACCAATGTTATCTTTTGTATTATATAGAAAGTGATACATGAGTTCTCTTAGAACTGAACTCTTCCCCATACCAGAACCAGAGGTCCAAGTGACAAGCTCTCCTGTCCTGCAGCCAAAAGTCTTTTCATTAAGAGATGGCCAAGGATAGGCTACACTCTCACAAAAATCTTCTTCGTAAAGAGAGTCACCCAATTTACCAAGATTAATAATTCCTGCAGGTGTATACGGTTCTGCACCCCACCAAGCCTTAGTGAAATCCTCTCGGCACCCAGCCTTCAGA